TATGTGGTCCGAGAGGAGTTGGCCGGTTACGGCATCGTGGCCCGCAACCCTGGTGGGTGTCCGGTATGTTTGGCCGAACGCAAGGCATCCCGGCTCATGAGTGAAAGCAACATGCCCGAGCGCTTCGCCGGTTGCACGTTCGACAGCTACGAGGCCACCACGCCCAAGCAAACACGAGTGCTAGATGTGTGCCGTGACTACGCCGAAAACTTCGCCGCGTACCGCAAGCAGGGCCGGTGCCTGATCATGTGCGGCAACCCCGGCACGGGCAAAAACCACCTGGCCACGGCGATTTTCAAGACCCTGAAGGCTAACAGGTTCACCACGCTGCGCGTCAAGGCCAGCGAGTTTTTGGACGCCTATTGGGGTAAGGAGTTTTCCGAGCGTGACGAGTGGTTGCGCGGCATGTTCCGGGTCGATCTACTGATCATTGATGAGGTCGAGAAGGCGTCCAAGACCGACAACGCACGCAACGCGATGTTTCGGCTAATTGATGGCCGGTATGAGGCCATGTTGCCCACGCTGGTCATCACAAATCAATCCCGCGCTGAGCTTGTCGAGACCCTTGGTGATCCCGGATATGACCGGCTTACAGAGGGTGGCTCGCAGCGCCTTGTGTTCGATTGGGAAAGCCGACGCGCTCAAGTCGGCAAGGAGTCAGCATGACCGCAAAACAGTACGCCATGCGCCTGCTTGATCTGGCGCGGGACGGTTTCAACATTGACCCCGAGCGCATCACATGGGCGCTGCGGGTAATGGGGGATCTGACATGATCAGCGCATCTCAAAGAAACAAACTGGCACTGCGAGCCCGACGCGAGGTTCTTGACCTTCTGCGCAGCCGTGCTCCCATGAGCAGTTCAGCCATTGCAGCCGAACTGGGCTACACCCGAAGCAAGGTATACGAAACACTCAAAGAATTGCAGCGCAGAGACTTGGCCTCGCCAGAGGGCGAGAACAACGCAACACGCTGGGGGGCCTCGCCTATACCCCCCGATCTTGATACGCACCAGCCCGAGTTTCTTGGGGTGTCAAGCATCTTCCAGGCTGGGTATCTGTTCCACAAGGGCGCTCAAGGGGTGAGGTCATGACCCCCTTTAAATCCGTCCCCATGCAGATCGCCCGCAACCCTGTTGCCCGAGCAATCGCTAACTCTGCACTTGCTGCATCTGTCCGCACATTTCAAACCCGGCTGTACATGCTGGCTGATGGCGAGGACTGCGAAGGCGATGCGGTGGCCGCTATGCAAGTTCTTGCTGTGGTCATTGAGGCTATGAGGATCGCACGCCAGGCCGAAACGCCAGACGCCCGCGTGATCCGTGGCGCCATGTCCTGCCTCGTCCAGATTGCAGAGCGCGGCTTTACATGGCGTGCTGCTGATGCTGGGGCGATTGACGCAGCACTGACACGCAGCGTGGATGAATACAAGCGGATACCGGCTGTGATGATCAATCAAGCATGGGCCAAGGTCATGGAAACGAATCGTCGATTGCACGCGGAGGCTGTATGACCTACACCGCTCGATATACCAACTTCGCCCGCGTGCGCAGATTTGAGCCAGGCTCACCCGAGGCGCCAATGATGTATGAGTTTGTGATTTGGCTTCGCGCCAAGTGGGAGGAGTGGGCAAAGCTGTGCGGTCGCAACACCTACCACCTAACGCCAGAGGATCACGCGGCGTTTGATGTGTGGCTGTCTAAGGAGGCCGCATGAACTCCACCCCCGAATACAAAGCCGAATGCCTCAAGAAGTGGGAGCAAGGCCACCCCGACGCCATCCACCACGCCCACCTAATGAACCTACGCGGCATCCCTGGTGCGCGTGACCGCAAGGCATACATCGATGAGGTGGAGCGCCATCTAGGCAAGGAGCACGGCCCAGCGGCTGCGCAGCGCTTGCGAGATGAGTACGCGGTGATCTGGGAAGCCAGGCAGAAGGCGAAGGGGAGCACATGAGCATCCAACCGACCTACAGCGGAGAGGTACGCTTTGTCCGCAGCAATCACAGCAGCCGTTCAGGCACAACGATAACGCTGGCCCTGCCTGACACCGATGAGCTATCAAAAGTGACCGGCATGGATGGCAAACGCTACATGCTGGCGCTGGTTGAGATTGGCGACGATGAGCAGCCGGTTCAACCTGTCGCGCCCGTAGAAAAGGTTAAAGGCGGCGCGCTTGCCAAGCTGGCGGGCATTTGGTGCGGCGAGAGGGAGTTTTGGCGCTGGGCGTCAGCTCAAGTCATGGCGCCAGTGCGCAACGCAGACGAGGCGGCAGAGTTCATCCGTGTGTACTGCGGTATTTCAAGCCGGGCCGAGCTTGACGCATCAGAGGATGTGGCTGGGCGCTTTCAGCGCTTGATTCGCGGCCCGTACATGAAGCACATGGCAACTGCGGCATTCACTGCGCAGGAGGTGCCAGCGTGAAGCCCAAGCGCTGCAAGCAATGCAACGAACCATTCACCCCTCAACGCATGGGGCAGAAGGTTTGCGGCCCCGCTTGCGCTATCCCATTTGCTAGCCAAAGCTGGGCGCATCGCCGACAGAGCAAAGCGCGAAGCCCTCAAGACCAGATCAGATTGGATAAAGGATGCGCAACGAGAGTTCAATAAATACATCCGCTTGCGAGATGCTGGCAGGCCCTGCATCTGCTGTGATCGACATCTTGGAGAAGATCAGCCAGGCGGGGCCTATGACGCTGGCCACTATCGCAGTGTCGGGAGCGCCCCCCATTTACGCTTTGATGAACGGAACGTACACGCCCAGCGAAAGCAGTGCAATTTGTGGGGAGCTGGGCGAGCCGTTGATTATCGATTGGGGCTCATCAAGCGAATTGGCATCGACGCTGTGCAAGCGCTTGAGTCTGACCAATCCCCACGACGCTACACCATCGAAGACCTGAAACACATCGTTCAAACGTACCGCGCCAAGGCCAAAGAGGTGGGCGCATGCGTTGAGTTGTTGGCTATTTGAAGGAGACACATGATGGCACTTGCTCCAAAACGCCGTGACTGGTTCCACATCCTGCGGCAACTAAAAAAAGCGGGAGTGCATTACAGAGAGGTGGCCCGCAAGGTTAGCCGCGACGTGAACACAGTCGTCAACTGGGCTGAGGGCGGCGAACCAAAGGACTCTGATGCACAAGTTGTTCTGGCTTTGTTCGCTAAACACTGTCCGATTGATTACGCTGAGCACATCAGGCAGCACGGCAGCATCCGCGAGCGCATCGAAGCATCAACCGAACAGGGCGAAAGCCAGGTTCTTCCGTTTGTGGGGTGAGTGATGGCGCGCAAGTCAAAGCTGACCGATGAGCAGTTAATTGAATGTCAACGTAGACACATCAGCGGCGAGTCAATTCGTGCATTGGCGCGCGAGTTCGGCGTGTCAGAGTCCGCATTGAGAGAGCGTATTTCCGCGCAATCCGCGCAGATAAAAAACGTTGCAAAACAGATAGTTGACACAGAGCGTGCGATTTCGGAGCTTCCGATATCCGCGCAGATAACCGCGCACGGATTGGCTTCAAGACTTCGTGCGATAAGCGAGAATCTGGCGGGCGCAGCCCATTACGGGGCAGCAACTGCGCATCGGCTTGCTGGCATCGCTAATGCCAAAGTTCAAGAGATTGACGACGCTAAGCCGCTTGATGAGCAAAGCCTAGACGCACTCAAAGGGGTGGCTGCGCTTACGAAGATGGCGAATGAGGCAAGCACGGTCGGGCTGAACCTGCTTTCTGCAAATAAGGAGGCGGTGAAGCAGGCCATAACGCCGCCAGAAGATCCCCAATCTCAAGCGCCAGCGAGGCCAAAGATCAGCCGTGATGAGTGGCTCAAACACCACGGGATGGCCGGTTAATGTGGGTTCCGCAAAAGGGGCCGCAACTGGCTGCGCTTGAAGCTGATTGGTGCGATGAGCTGTTCTTCGGTGGTGATCGGGGTGGCGGCAAGTCGGATATGCAGATCGGCTATCAAGAAGACGGGGTGATGCAGTACGGGCCACACTGGCGCGGGATCATGTTCCGGAAAACTTATCCAGAACTGGAAGAATTACAGGCCAGAGCCGTGGAGGTGTTCCCGCTTGAAGGAGCCGTATTCAAAACCCAATCCAGCGCAGATCATCCGTTTTCAAACTGCTGGTATTGGCCCAATGGAGCGACGGTCAAGATGCGCTACATCGAGCACGAGCGCGACTACGGTCGCTATCACGGGCATCAGTACACGGGCATTTCATTTGATGAGGTGACAGAGTACCCAACACCAGGCGGATTGCTCAAAATGCTATCAACCCTGCGAAGTGCTCACGGCGTGCCTTGTACCGTTAGGCTGACCGGAAACCCTGGCGGGATGGGCCATGGATGGGTGAAGGAGCGCTACATATCTGTAGCCCCTCCGCGCACGCCATACCGCGACCCTGAGACGGGTTTTATCCGCATGTTCGTTCCTAGCCGCATGTCGGATAACGCCATTTTGATGCAGGCAGACCCCGGCTATCGCAGCCGAATCCTGGCCGCTACTGGCGGCAACGAGGCGTTGCGTAAAGCCTGGCTTGAGGGCGATTGGGACATTGTTGCTGGTGCGTTCTTCAACAACTGGCAGGCTCGAAAGCATGTGATCCCGCCATTCACACCACCCGCGAAGTGGACACGATTCAGGTCAATGGACTGGGGTTCGTACAGACCGTTTTCCGTGGGCTGGTGGGTGATCGTGGAGGAAGACACATGGCTTGATGAGCTTGTGGGCTCGTCTTTCTCTGCCGATTTCGACTTAAACCGCCTCATTCCCCGGGGGGCGATCATCCGATATCGAGAGTGGTACGGATGCGAGCGAAATCAAGACGGCACAGCCCGCCCTAACGTGGGCTTGAAATTGGATATTGAGCCTGTCGCCAAGGGCATTAAGGAGCGCGAGAAGGGAGAAAAGATTGAAGAACACATGAGCCCAGCGGATGGCAGCATGTGGAACGAAGACGGCGGGCCGAGCCTCATGGAGCGCATGATTAAGTCGCACGGGATCAGGTTTAAGAAGGCCGATAAAGCGCGGGAGGCTGGATGGCAGCAGGTACGCGGGCGGCTGAGCGGGGATGACGATAAGCCAATGCTGTACGTCACTCAAGATTGCCGCGACACAATCCGGACATTGCCGACGCTTCAGCACGATTCTCACAAGGTCGAGGATATTGACACCGACAGCGAAGACCACGCTCCGGATGAAATCAGATATGCGTGCATGGCGCGCCCGTGGTCTACAGTGAAGCAAGCGACTATTGGCGGCCCTAAACCCTGGTCCGGTGAATGGCTCATGCAACAGGGCAACAAGCCAAAGCCCTGATTTGTGCAAAAAACATAGAGCGGTAAGCGGTGCAATGCGTGCATGAGCATTGCCGCCGCCAACGTCGCCCCCGATTTCTCATTCCGCCGCAAGTTGCTACCGGATGAGTTGAAGCGTCTGGCTGATCCCGTTGCGCTTTTCGAGCATGAGGGTTTTGACAGCGATGGCGTGAGGTTCTTCGCTTATACGGTCGCGGGCTGGCTCGATGGCGAGAACGTCGCCACGATTCAAGGCGGCTGCACTGTTGGTGGTGACGTGATCATCATTCACGCTGACGACCGCGACACAGCCGATGCAATCGCGTGCATGGGTCTGCAAGACACGATCAATATGTTTGAGGACGAAGACGCGCAACTGGTCGAGGCTGCGGCATCGCTGGCGCGCTTGCAGTCTGTAGGCGCGACTGATCGCGTCGATTTGGCGACGGCTGCGCCTGCCAATCGATCTGATGCGTTTGAGCGCGACATGCAGGCCATCCGCAAGCTGCGCGGTGATGACATTCTGTTGTCCGCTGGCGGGGTGGCCGAATGATGCGCCCGAGTATTTCCGGCTGATTTCACTCGGGCGGCACGGCCCATTGCTTCGTGCCCGGACTAGCGGGGCCGTTCTCTGCGCAAGGAAATACCATGTCTCTCAAGGCCCTCTCTCTCGGTTCGGCTGGCTCTGCCGCTGACCTGATCGTCATTTCGAGCACCACCAACGCAACGCCCATCGTTGCCACCTTTGCCGCTAACCACGGCCTCAAGGACGGCGACCGCATTGCTGTGGCTGGCGTCACTGGCAACACCAACGCCAACGGCGAATGGACGCTGGCATTTACCGGCGCTACCACTGCGCAGCTTGTTGGCTCTGCTGGCAACGGCACGCACGGCGGCACTGTTCGTGTCGCGGTGGTGCTCGACAAGACCCCGCACATGGCTGGTCATTCGGCTCTGCTGGATTCGTTCGGTAACGCCGTGGCGACGGTGGACATTGAGGCTTACGGCTCTTACAGCGACTTCGCCAGCGGCTACAACACTTCTGGCGTGTCGGCTCCCGTAGTGTCTATCTCTGGCGTGACCAACAGCGCAGGCAGCGCCACGACCCCGGCCAAGTCCACACTGACCGCCGCCGCTACTAATGCAGGCTTCCAAGGTGAAGTGAAACTGGCCCGCTACATGCGCGGCGTAGTGACCGCCTACACCTCCGGCACTTTTAACGCCCGAGTGGTTGCCTGATGCCAGACGTGACGCTTGCAGGCGCTGCACAGCCCGCCCCAACCCAACGACCGCCCCGAGCCATCGGAGCAGGACAAGGCATTAGCCAAGGATTGGAAGAAGCGGATTGATGCGGCCCTCAAGCGTCATGAGGACGATTTCAAGCAGTTCAATGTCAGCCGCAAGTTGCTGGCTGGCTTCAAAAGCGGATCGGGCGCCGACAAGGTGCGTGCAAACCTGCACTTTGCTAACCAGGCAATGCTGATACCGCAGATTTACGCTAAAGACCCCGAGTTTGCGGTGTCTCCCGCGCCGCGTGTTGGCGTGAGCCAGGCCGATCCCATCATCCAGACATTTGCTGAGACGTGTGAGGCATTGCTGCACCGCGTTTTAGTCAAGGACGCTAAGCTCAAGAAGCGCGCCAAGGCCGCCTTACGCTCGTCTTATGCGACAGCGGTAGGGTGGTGGAAGGTGTCGTGGCAAGAGGACCGCAAAACAGACCCGCTTGTCCAAAACGAGCTGAAAGACACACAAGACAATATCGACCGGCTCAATGCCAAGCGGCAAGAGCTTGATGAGGCGGGCGCCCGAGACACCGATTTGGAGCTTGCCAAGTTGCGCGAGTTGGTGGCGGGCCTGCAGTCTCAATCTGAGGTTGTTGTGTCACGCGGCCTGGTTGTCGATTTCGTCATGTCTGAGGACGTACTGATTCTGGATGACTCAGTTCGTGCGCTCAGCGACTACGATGGCGCGTCAGCAATCGCCCATCGCTCGTGGTTGACGAAAGACCAGTACGCGGCGCGCTTTGGCTACAAGCCCAAGAAGGCCAAGGCATACAGGGAGCAGCCAGGGACCTCGAATTTCACGGAGAGCAGCGCGGATTCCACGCGCTCAGAGCTTTATTGCGTGTGGGAGATTTGGGACCAAGACGCTAGCCGCGTGTTCACGATTTGCGACGGCGAAGAAGGCTTTTGCCGTGAGCCCATGTCTCCCAACTGGACGGGCAAGCGGTGGTATCCGTTCTTCTGCTTCTTGTTCAATGAGGTGGATGGGCGCTTTTACCCTATGTCCGATGTGCAGATCACGGACCCGCTCGTGCAGGAGTACAACGACAGCCGCGACGACCTTGTTCAAGACCGCAAGGACTGCCGACCTGTCAACATTGTGCGCAAGGGCGGGACGCTCACCGACAGCGATATCAACCGCATCCGCAACCGCAACGGCATGGATGTGGTCATGGTCGAGGGCGTGGGCGGTCGGCCTTTGTCTGATGACATTTTCATGGGCCAATTGGGCAAGCTAGACCCATCTGTTTACGACACTGGCCCCGCTCGCGCTGACATTGAGCGCTTGGTCGGTGGTGGTGATGCCTCGACCGGCTCCATTCGCACAGCCAAGACGGCTACAGAGGCTGAGATTCTTTCTCAGGGCTTGCGTGGGCGTAGCCAGGAGCGACAAGACACGATTGAGGACATGCTGACCGAGGTGGGTCAATACGCGGTGGAAATCATGCTTCGCCGCATGTCTGACCAAGAGGTTAAGGCACTGGTGGGTGATGGCGCTCAGTGGCCCACGCTCAACATCGAACAGATTTTCAACGCGGTGCAAATTGAGGTGCGTGGCGGCTCCACTGGCAGGCCTGACCGCTTGCAAGAGCAAGACCGTTGGACCAAATTGCTTCCCGTAATCAAAGAGGCCATGCAGCAGGTTTCGCAGCTTCGCCAAGACGGCCAGGAGCAATTGGCCCAAGCCGTTGTAGCCCTCACGCGCGAAACCCTGCGCCGCTTTGACGAGCGCCTAGACATTGAGCAATTCCTGCCCGCGCAAACGCAAGACGGCAAGCCTAGCGCTGATGCGCTGATGCAGCAAATGTCAGCGATGAAGCAACAGGTCCAAACACTCATGGGCGAGTTGGACAAGATGCGCGAGTTGCAAGACAAGGACGTGGTTAAGGCGTTTGTTTCCCTCTCGACCAGCGCTAACCCAGGCGTTGCTGTGCCCACATTCATGCAACTGATGATCGCGGCGCAAGGCGGGCAAATCCCCGACATGGGCGCATTGCAAGAGCAGGGGCCTGGCGAAGCGCCAGAGCCTGATGGGATGCAAGAGGGCCAAGAGCCTCCGCATCCTGAGCCCCCAATGCAGGCGCCTGAATTGCAGATGCCTGAACCGCTTCCCGAAGATCCTTCACAACAGAGCGCCGACGCGCCGCAATAACCATGTTCATCCGCCGATTCTTCTATGTGCTGCGCCGCCCTGCTGATGAGGGTGGTGATTTGGGTGGTGCGCCCGCTGATATGACGCCGGTTGAGTCGGCGCCCGTTGTCGATACTCCCACTGCGCCGACTTCTATGTTGGAGGCCATGAGCGCCGCCCTCACGCCCGGTGAGGCAGGCCAGCCGCGTGACGAGTTCGGGCGCTTTGCTCCCAAGGCCGCAGAGCAAGCGCCCGCAGCGCCTACTTCCACTGCTACCGCTGCGCCAGAGGCCCCCAAGCTGCCAGCCGAGGTAAAGCCCGAGTCTGTAGAAGCTGACCCGCTCGCTATGCCGGAAGGTCTTGGGGAAAAGGCGCAGCAGCGATTCCAGCAACTTGCCAACACGGTCAAGGAGCAGACAGCTTGGCGCCAAGAGGTTGAGCCGCAGCTTAACTACGTGCGCGAGACGTTCCAGCAAAACGGGATTCAGCAAGAGCAATTCGAGTTGTTCAGCCAATTTGCCGGGGCGTTCAATCGCGGCGACTACCAAGCTGCGACAGCGATCCTGCAGGAGCAAATGCAGGCCCTGGCCCTGATGACCGGCCAGCAATTGAGCGCAGACCCGCTGACGCAACATCCTGATTTGCGTGATGCGGTGGACAACCTGCAGTTGACCGAGGCCCACGCTATTGAGTTGGCCCGCGTTCGCACGCAGTCCCAGCAGCAGACACAACGCACGCAGCAAGTGCAGCAGGTTCAACAGGCCCAGCAGCAGACACAGCAGGCCATCAACAGCGCACAGGACAGCATTGACAGCTTTTGCAAGCAGATGAAAACCAGCGATATCGACTATGCAGCCATTGAGCCTCAGTTGCTGCAGTCGATCAAAGAGGGACTGCTTGAGGGCATCCCGCCTGC